TGGCACAAGAACGTGCCGATGAGGATGCAAGCATAAATGCTTGTATGGAAGCTGGTGCACCTGACATAGACACTGCAATGCGGTGGCTTGAAGATGCCAATATCCACTCACAGTGGGTTTAATTAAAACCGTCCAATGTTGGACACTTTACAAGGAACTTGTAGATGACTTACCAAGTACATACCACAATCAAATCTAATAACCGTAAGGTTGGCAAGATACCTGTGACCACTACAAGTGCAGCTACCTGCCCTGATGCTTGCCCTTTTAACAATGCAAACGAAGGTGGTTGCTATGCAAATGGTGGGCCACTTGCTATGCACTGGGCAAAGGTAACACGTGGTGAACGTGGTGATGGTTGGCATACTTTTATTGCCAAGGTTACTACCTTCAAGGACGGTCAGTTGTGGCGTCACAACCAAGCAGGTGATCTGGCAGGTGATGGCAAACGTCTAGATGCCAAAGCAAACGATCAGCTTGCTGATGCCAACACTGGCAAACGTGGCTTCACCTATACTCACTATCCTGTATTGACTAGCAAGCATAATGCAAAGGTAGTCAAACGCATGAATGAGAAAGGTTTTGTGGTCAATCTGTCAGCCAACAATGTTAAACATGCAGATGCACTGTATGACTTGGGCATTGGACCTGTAGCAACTGTGTTGCCAGAAACACAAACCACCAATACCACTACACCTAAAGGTCGTAAGGTAATTGTTTGCCCTGCCACAGTCAAAGACGATGTGTCATGTGCAACATGTCAACTGTGTGCTAGGAAACGTGATGCAATCATTGGCTTCCCTGCACATGGATCAAGTAAACGCAAAGCTGATAAGGTAGCAGCAGCATGAAACAAACTGTAACATATCGTAATCCTGTGGCTAAAGCCATGCTACAGGAACGCAAGTCGCCACAGGTCGTGCCACCCAAAAAGGGTGGTAAGGCTAAACGTAACCGCAAACAGGAGAAACTACATGCGATACGAGATCAAGAACTTCGTTAAGTTTACTAAACGAAAAGTGTCCAATGTTGGACAGAAACCCAAACGTGACGATTGGAAACGTAATCGTAAGATCGCACGTCAAACTAAAATTAACCTTCGTAAATCAGTAGCGTAAAAGGAGCTATCAAAATGACAAACTCAAACGACATCATTGCACCCAAAGTAAAAGCAGCCCACCCAGAACTGTATGCAGAGCATACGTTTCACATGAAGAAAGCTGTATCTTACACATACAATTACACTGTAATTGATGAGGTGATCCTTGAGTGTTGGGATGAAATGACAATGGCAGAGATAGCATTTGCGCTAAACGAATACCCTAATCGTATTGAATATCGTGTGCAAGTTCTTAAGACCCTTGGCATGATTAAGGGCAAGTACAATATGGAACGTGCCAATCTAAAACGTCAACGTAAAGAGGCTGTTACATGGCTAAAAGATATTGACAGTAAACTGGCACAGTGTTCATAGCCTTAGCTGGAATTGTTGCATACCTGTTGGTGCTCCTTACCGTTGGTAGTGGATCATCAGCAGGTTTTAATATAAAACAAATAGACGCAATGGATTTATGGATAATTTACTTTCAAGTAATTATCATAGTACAAGTATTGCGTTATCTGAAAGGTAAAATGTAATGCACGGAATGAACATGAATAATATTGTTTTACATCATGGTGATAGAGTTATATCTATTGCTCAACACAAAGACGAATCGGGTACGGTTGTATGCTCCGAAATGCTTGACATAACGGATGGGTATGATAAAGATCCAATACAATTTGTCGATTCGACCAAGTCTTTTTTAGATGCTTTAGAGGAGATCATGTTAACATGAGAGTAGAAGTATACTTCAACCTACACAAACACACATTTTCTATTCGTTCTTGTAAGACAGGCAAGGTAATGTGTCATGCTGATCGTGTGCACATCAAAGACCCTGAGTTTGTGGTACGTCAATCAGGACGTGAACGTGTGTTACGTGAAGGCAAGAAGAATGTTCATGCCTTTGTACGTGGTGAGGCTACGTGCTTCACAGACTTTGAGTACGAAAAGTGTCCAACATTGGACAGTATTCGATACAATCCCTACAAATATGCAGGTTTCGTAAGAATGCCTGACGAAAAACTAGTACACAGTGCTGATCGTGCATATATGCAGGTCAGTGATGGTAGACCATCTATACATGCAAAAGGAGTAAACGATTGACGATTAAATCATACGAGATTACTTTACGGATTAATGGTATGGATAGTAGTATCACATTAGATGATACCTTTCCTTCCGTTGAAGATTGGATAAGTGCTTGCAACATGGCAGTGCTTATGGCAAAGCATGTGCACCCAAGCAAAGAGATAGAGTTTGTCTCTTGCTCAGAGTACATTGACGATATATACGAGGACTTTGATTACATTGCCCCTGCCTCATTCACAATACATTAAGGAGAATACCTATGGAAGCTAAGATTAAACTAACTAAGACGATGCTAGACAAGAGCATTATAGATGCCAACAAAACTGTGCAAAAGTTTTTGCTAGAAGATTTTGGAATGGATTATAATAATCAGTTCTTTGTTGATCGCAATAAATTTATTATAACTGGTGAATATGGTGATGGCACAGAGGCCAATGTCACCTTCTATCGCACTGGCACACGTGGAGACAAACGTATCAGCATACAAAAGTTAAAACAGTATGCCGATGTAGGTGATGAGGTAAGTCTATCATCTGACAGTGAGGATGTTCTAGGTGGTGATGGGATGCGGATCTTTATCCAAGTTCATAGGCCACTGGAAAATGACGATGCTGCTTAGTGCAGCTTTGACATGTCTGGCGTTGAATATTTATCACGAGGCACGTAATGATACAGACACAGGTCAATATGCTGTAGCACACGTGGTGTTGAATCGTGTGCAGCATGACAGATGGCCTGACGATGTGTGCAAGGTTGTCAAACAAGGCTATCACAAAGGCAAGCACAAGTGTCAGTTCAGTTGGTATTGTGACGGTAAGTCAGACAAGCCTTATGAGGAAGTGTCTTGGGCAAAGGCTATACTTGTGGCTAATGATGTATTGTCAGGTATAGCTGACGATGTGACACATGGTGCTACGCACTATCATGCACGATATGTCAAGCCCTATTGGGCTAAACACTTGACTAAAACTGTGGCTATTGGGTCACACATATACTATAAATAGCTTATCGTTACTAGTATAGGGATGATAGGTGTGATATAACACGGCATCAGTTGCCATAATCAAATGAAAAGGAGATCAATATGCCATTTGATATTACAAATTTTGACAATTCAAACAGTAAACCTTTCGATGTTCCACACTATCTGGACTTCCCTGTGGAGTTTGAACCCACTAAAGTGAAGGACAAGAAGTATGTTATCAACGGAGAGACAGGCGACTACCTTGGTGTAGTCGGTGATAAGTTTACCTGTGCATCACATGGTGACTTCTATCGTGGTGTCTATGACACAATCACTGAAAACCTAATGCCAGAAGAGATGATGAATGCACAGTTTACGTGGCGGTCTGCCCGTAACAATGCGTGGTCTATGTTAGACATCTCATTACCTGATATGCAGGTAGAGATTAGCACAGATAATCATACAACTACGTTGGGCAATCGTATCATCTCATTACATGGTATTGATGGATCATGCAGCAATCAAGCATTCTTTGGTGCTATTGATTACTTTTGTACCAATGGGCAGATCCGTGGTGAGTACGACAAAGTGCGTAAGAAGAATACATCCAACTTTACACTGGATGGTTTTATCTACGAACTAAGACGTGCGAGAACTGACTTCTATGAAGAGACTGCCAAGATGCAGGTGTGGGCGCAGACTTCCACAAAGTATGTGGACATACAGTCTTTGCTTGAGGAGATGATTTCTTCCAAACGTAAGGCAGAGAAAATGTTTAGTCTGTACTGTGCAGAGGCAAGCACACGTGGTCACAACAAGTGGGCATTGTATTCTGCCTTTACCAACTATGCCAGCTATGCTGATGAACGTAACGGGTTTAACCTGCGCAACACTGGCAATGATACACGTGCTATCAGCATGTTCAGCCGTGAGCAAGAGGTAAGCAAGTGGGTATCGGATGATCGTTTCATCCAGTTGGAAGCTGCTTAATGCCAAGGCTACCACGGTATGTACAAGAACGAGTGTCACCTTCTGGTGGCATCTCGTATCGTTTTAATCCACCACAGATACTAGTGGACGAAGGTGTAGTAAAAAGAGAGTCTTACGGGTCAGACTTAAAGCAGGTTCGTAAGATCGTCAAGCAACACAATGAAAACATTGACAAATGGAGAGAAGAGCAGTTGATGACTGTTCGTATGAACAAGGTCACAGATCTGATCAACTTTTATTATCAATCTAATGATTTCAGTATGTTACGTGATACAACTAAAGTGGATTACCGATACTTCCTGACCATCTTGCACCAGACTATGGGCTGGCGTAAGTATGACAAGATTACACCTAAAATTGCCAAGCAAGCCTATGAAGATTGGGTTAGACGTGGCATCAGCTTTGCCAATCATGCAGCTACTTGTGCTAGTAGAGTATACAACTATGCAATAATGATGGAGTATGCTACGCAGAATCCTTGGGCTAATATCAAACGCAAGACTAGTAAGCAACGTAAGGTTACGTGGTCACACGGTGAGATCATCAAGTTCCTTGACATGGCCTATACAGATTTTGAGTACAGGAACATAGGACTAATAGTCCAAATGGCTTACGAGTGGTGTCAGAGGTTAGGAGACATGCGCAATTTACAGTGGGACAATATAGACTTTACCTACGGTAGATTAGAACTAGAGCAAAGCAAACGCAGGGCAGAGGTAAGTCTGCCTATATCTGGTAATCTATTGCACATGTTACGAGAACAACGTGAAGACTTTGGATTCCAAAAATACGTAGCTCCACATCCTAGACCTGTGAACGGGGTGTACAGTCCGTATGCTATGGAACGGCTATCTAAGGTAGGTAGACGGGTCATGCGACTAGCTGGTTTACCAGAAGAGTTAAGACTTATGGACATACGTAGAACAGGAGTAACACAAATGGATAAGGAAGGTGTGCCGATTAACCAGATTATGTCTGTTACAGGGCATAGCCATATGGCCTCTGTAAAGCCTTATTTAAAGCATTCTTATGATAGCGCAAACAGTGCCTTGACAATGCGCAATGTAAGTGTATCCTTGAGTGAAACGAACAACATAGAAAGTGATACATATGAGTGTAAGAAATATAATCAATGACATATCACTTAGTAATGGTGAGACAAAACGTATGAACTGCCCTGAGTGTGGTGGCTACAAGACGTTTACCATTACAAACAATATGGGATCATTGTTGTGGAACTGCTACAAGGCAGGGTGTTCTGTGTCTGGGGGTAAACGTGTGCACCTATCTGCCGATGATATACGTAACTCCCTTGGTAGTGTTGCCAAAGAGACACACTCTGTAGGTTTTGAAAAACCTGATTGGATTGTAAAAGACTACAAAGCTATTGAGCATTTCTGTGTTCAGTGGGATATTGACCCCAACAAGTTGGGTCTGTTGTATGATGTGAAAGAACATCGTGTAGTGTTCCCTATTATGCAGGGCAATGTCATGGTAGATGCTACGGGACGTAGTTTGTCAAAAAGATTGCCTAAGTGGAAAAGATATGGAAAAAGTATGTTGCCATACTCGTATGGTTGTGGTACAACTGCTGTAGTTGTTGAGGACTGTGTGAGTGCAGCTATTGTTGGTGCGACAGACAGACTTGGATGCTCTAGTGGTGGTGTATATGTCGGGGTAGCAGTGTTGGGTACATCACTATCGGAGGTACATAAGCAGTACTTATCACAGTTCTCAACGGCAGTGATTGCCCTAGACCCCGATGCCCTACCAAAGACACTGGCTATTGCAAAAGAATTACGTGGTCATGTATCTAACGTAAAGGTGCTACGACTGCATGACGATCTAAAGTATCGTTACCAAACCGACTTCGACGATTTACAACACTTAGGAGAAACATAAATGGAATTATCACTTGTACGTAGTTTGATGGACAAAGAGTTCTACGATGAGCATCGTGGTGCTAGATGTCCTGACAGACTATTCAGTAAAGATGTACGTAAGATCAAGCAGTCTATTGATACTGCTATGGATCGTTATGAACGTACCGTAACACCAGATGAGATTGAAGCCCTGTTCATGGCTAACAATCCCACACTTACCACTGCACAAAAACAAGCATACTCACACTTGTTTATGCAAGTTAAACGTGAGACACCTATGGGCGGTGACGTAGCACAAGAGGTGCTATCTAAACTATTCCAACAAGTGGTGGGAGAGGACATTGCAAACCTTGGGTTTGACTATGTAAATGGTGACAAGTCTAGTCTTGAGCCACTACGTAATTTGCTTGAGCAATATGGTGATGACTTCACTCCAAACCTAAAGGTTGAGTGGGAAGACATTAGTCTTGATACTATACTTGCAATGACTGACCTTGAGTCACAGTGGACATTTAACATACCCACACTTACTCGCAAAGTAGAGGGTGTAAATGCAGGTCACTTGATTGAGGTGGGTGCAAGACCAAACACAGGCAAGACCTCATTCCATGCCTCTCTTGTTGCCAGTGAGGGTGGTTTTGCATGGCAAGGTGCTAAATGTATTGTGTTGTGTAATGAAGAGGCTCATTGGCGTGTAGCCCATCGTTACATTACAGCAGCTACAAACATGGACAAGCACAAAGTCAGTAAAAATAAAGATGTAGCTATGCGTGTATTTGATCAGATACGTAGTAAAATTATGTTTAAAGATTCATCTGGACGTGACATGAATTGGGTAGAGTCTGTGTGTAAATCATACAAGCCAGACATTGTGATCCTAGACATGGGTGACAAGTTTGCTAGGACTAGTGGCTTTGCTAGACCTGATGAAGCACTCAAGGCTAATGCTGTACATGCTAGGCAGATTGCCAAGCAGCATAATTGTGCTATCTTTTACATGTCTCAGCTATCGGCTGATGCAGAGGGTAAGGTCGTACTAAACCAAGCCATGATGGAAGGTAGTCGTACAGGTAAGGCAGCAGAGGCAGATCTAATGATTATGATTAGCAAGAACCCTACGGTAGAGGGGCAAGAAGAAGAGGATAATATGAGACACATTAACATTGTTAAAAACAAGTTGTCTGGTTGGCATGGCATAGTGCACTGTGACCTAGACTATCACACTGCGAGGTACATCCCATGAAAAAATATCTTGATAAAATGCCTGATTTTTGTCTTAGTCACTGGCTTTTAAGAATACCCTTGGCTATTGTATTCATACAACAAGGTCTGTCTAAGTTCCCGATTACTGCTGACGACGCTAGTGCTTTCGATTTACCTTACATTGTGTGGTGGTTTGCGGCATACGGAGAGTTAGGGGCAGGTATAGGACTACTAGTGGGTGGTCTAATATCTTTTACCTACCTACACTTAGACCACCCTTGGGTAGAAGATATAGTAACAAGGTTTAGTGGTATAGTTATATGCTGTATTATGACAGGTGTGATATGGGTGGGCGAACCTGATAGCCTGTTGGATGTGTTACTATATGATAACTTACATGTGTTATTGTGGGTTGGTGGTTTGTTCTTTGCACTCAGAGGTAGACTAGCATGAGAAGGTTTGACACCGTTGAATGCCCTTGGTGCAAAGAAATATTTAACTGGAAAAAGCATAATACTTGCCCACACTGCAAGGATAAATACCAGTGTGTTAGTTGTGGAGCACCAACTAAGAATACATGGTGCAGTTTTTGTTTGGAGGAAGAATGATGAGTGAACAATATCACATAAAGGGTGCCTTTGGTGCCTTCCTAGTGTGTGCCTTTTTAATTTTAGGTGTACCAATAATACTTAACCTTTTATTTTGGCCTGATATAGGTGTTTGGAGTTTCTTACGATGAAGTGGTATGCAATAGTATTCTTTTTATCTTGGAATGAAGATGGAACAAGAGACACGTTTGTGTTTACAAACCCAGTTTATAATACTGAGGCTGAATGTAGGGTTACACTCACTGACAGAACAAGCATAATGAATTATGTGCATGGATTAATGGTCTTCTACAATGGTATGCTACCTGGTGCAGTAGAGATGGTTAACTGCATAGATCAAAATGAGTTTGATGAACTTCAAGGATTGAAAAACCAACAGGAGGGTAAAGTTGACGCCTAGAGAAGCAGCACAAATAGAAGCAGAAAAAACTTTCGACTTGTTTATTCTGTGGTCAAAGAGGGCTTTCATTTACAGCACTATATTTTTGATGGTGGTTGTATTTGGTTGTAATAATGGTGTTGAAACAGGGCCAGATAAGTCAGGCTCTCAGTATAACGGTGAAGCATACTCACCAATGAACTTAAATGCAAAGGATAAAAAATGAGTAACAAATTAAAGGTTGTACCTTTGAGCATTGTTAGTATCTTTGATTTATTCAAAGAGACATGGAACAGTGTGATGACAATACAGGATTCTCCGTTGCGTCACATTCAAAGACTAGACCCGATGGCTGCACATGCAGTATTTCAAATACTAGCTTACATGTGGAGTGCAATCTTTGCACTATGGATAGGTAACATGTTCTGGTTTGCAATCAGTGGGATGGGCCACTCTTTGGTAATCGGTGGCATATTTATTACTGCAATGGTTTATAAGGAAGCTGAGAAAAACTCTAAGGTAGATCCCACCGACAATGTAACCAGTGGCAGAATGTTTGGTGGAGAGCACGATTGAGGATTAATAATGATACGACCAATGACAGACAAGGAACGACAAAGAGCAAAGGAGAAACAAGTAATGAACACGGCAAGCATGAGTGCAGAGATTCAGTTGTATAACGCAATGACTCGTAATAAGCTGAACATAAAAGAGGCGATAGAAGCTATGAATCGTTATGCAAATGACAAGGACTTCCAAAAACAGCTTGACGATTATTATGGAAGTGAGCTATACATAGCTGACGACTTTGAAGAAGTAACATCAGACCATTAGGAGAACAATGAAACACCTAACCCTCGACATAGAAAACACAGTTACCAAACGTAACGGCAAGTTACACCTTGATCCGTTCGAACCTGAGAATACATTGGTTATGGTGGGTATGCTAGATGATCTTGGCAACGAAGCTATTGTGACATTTGATCACGCAGAGCATTCACCCACACAAAGGGGAGCACAGATAGTACAAGACCTACTTGACTGTGCTCCTCTTCTTATTATGCACAATGCCGCACACGATCTTGTATGGCTATGGGAATCTGGATTTACCTATGGCGGTCCTATCTTTGATACCATGCTAGGTGAATACGTATTGCAACGTGGACAGAAAGAACCTCTGTCTCTTGAGGCATGTGCAGAAAGATATGAACTTGCTACACAGAAGCAGGACACCATGAAAGAGTGGTTGAAAGCTGGTAAGCAGGTACGTGACATGCCTTATACAGAACTATCAGATTACCTATCTGCTGACCTTGCAGCTACACAACAATTGTATTTGCGTTTAGTGACACAGTACGAGGAGTGCAGTGCATTGGAAGGAACGATACGCCTGACTAATCAGCTTGCTGTACATCTGTCACGTATATACCAACGTGGTTTTGCTGTTGATATGTCTGTGTTAGATCAGGTTAGGCAAGAGTTTACAAAAGAACGTGACGATCTTGTGTCTAGTCTTGAGGCACAGGTGATTGATCTTATGGGGTTTAGGCCAATCAATCTTAACAGTCCAGAGCAATTGTCTTGGGTTATTTACAGTTGTAAACCTAATGATAAAAAGACATGGCCTGATATGTTTGATCAACGAATGGATAGACAAGATGTGCAACATCAGATACGCAACAACAGCACTAGGCTTTACAAACAAAAGGCAAAGCAATGCAATGTGTGCAAAGGTAATGGGAAAATACGAAAGGTAAGGAAAGATGGAACACCATACGCAAGACTTAATAATTGCACTACGTGTAATTCCAGTGGCTTTCTTTTTCTGGATACTAATGAGATAGCTGGACTACGATTTGGTAGAACTATTGATAATCCTAAGTGGATTAGTGCCAATGGGTTTAGCACCAGCAAAGACATCCTAGTGTACCTAGAGGGTATTGCACGTAGTAAAGGTAATACAAAGGCAGAGAAGTTTTTATCCAGTGTTCGTAGACTGTCAGCAGTGGAAACCTACCTGTCCAGTTTTGTAGAGGGTATTGCAACCCACGTCAAGTCTGATGGTAAACTTCACGTAAGGTTGTTGCAACATCGCACAGGCACAGGCAGACTTTCAGGCGCTGATCCTAATATGCAGAACATGCCACGTGGCGGTACGTTTCCTGTCAAACGTGTATTCAAGTCACGATGGAATGGCGGCAGTGTGATGGAAGCTGACTTTGCCCAGCTTGAGTTTCGGGTGGCTGCATTCTTATCACAGGACAAGACTGCCATTAATGAAGTGACCACAGGGTTCGATGTACACTCGTACACTGCCAAGGTTATCTCTGATGCAGGTCAACCTATTAGCAGACAGGAGGCAAAGTCCCATACTTTCGCCCCTTTATATGGGGCAAGTGGCTTTGGTAGAACAAAAGCAGAGGCTGCTTACTATCAACAGTTTACCACAAAGTATAGTGGTATCGCCAAGTGGCATGAGTCATTGGCAAATGAAGCATTACGTACAGGCAAGATCACTACACCATCTGGACGTGAGTTTGCTTTCCCTGATGTAGAACGTAGACATTATGGGGGTGTGACATTTTTCACACAGATTAAAAATTATCCTGTGCAATCGTTTGCCACGGCTGACATTGTACCTATATCTCTGATATACATTGACAAGATGCTAGAGATAAACAAACTAAACAGCTGCATAGTCAATACTGTACATGACAGTATTGTTATTGACGTGCATCCAAAAGAGAGGGAGAAAGTTCTTAAAATTATAAATCGTACTAATGAAGTGCTAACATCCTTGATTAACAAACGTTGGGACATTAATTTAAATGTGCCTCTATTATTAGAAGCAAAAATTGGTCCGAATTGGCTTGACACAAAGGACGTAGCCTGATATAACTATACATCTGTAACAAAAGAAAAGGAGATACATATATGACTATGGTAGAAACATTTAATACGGCAGACTACAATTCAATGGCAGTTACACTTGGGATGGCTGCGGATAACAAACCATCCCGTGATAGCTCCACTCTTGCACGTTTACGTATTAATCACTCGCCTATTATGGGTGAGCAAGAAGTAAATGGCAAGAAGGTAAAGCTAGAGGTTGTAGCTGGCGGCACATACAAGTTGGAGATTCCTGATGGCCCAACTTATTATGCCGAATCTGCTACTATACGTCCGTACATGCAACGGTTTATGTACAAACGTTTTGTAATGGGCAACGACTCTGCCCCTAATCGTTATGTCAAAACTATCATGGCAGATAACCTTAACATTGATCTAAAGGACAATGATGGCGGTTTTAACTGTGGTAAACCTGCTGGTTGGATTGAAGACTTCAAGGCTTTGCCTCAGAAGACACAAGACTTGATCAGGCAGATCAAACGTGTACGTGTAATGTTTGGAACTGTTACACTAGACAATCCAGTAGACTTGAATGGCAATCCTGTCAATCAAGAACTAACGGATACGCCATTTATATGGGAGATTGAGAATCGTGATGCCTTCAAGATGGCTGGTGGTATCTTTACTAAACTTGCTAAGATGCGTAGGCTACCACCTATGCACACCATCAAATCAGGCACACAAGAACGTAGCTTACCTAATGGTAACAGCTTTTTCCTGCCTGAGTTGGAGCTTGACATCACTAACTCGTTAGACTTAGATGCAGAGGCACAAGAAATACTTACGAACTTCTTGGCTTGGATCGCAAACTATAACGAGTATATATCTAACGCATGGGATGAAAACGTGAGTAAGCACGAGGACATTCCATTTGGTGATGTAGATGATATCATTGACGCAGACATGGAAGAATTTGCATGATCAATCATCCAGCCGAACTAAAGATACATCAGTATCTGGAGAACGCAGCCAATGGTAAGTCAGAGATGTCTGACGAAACCATTGACCGTGTTGCTTCTGACGTTGCTGATGCGTTAAAAAGACAGTTTGGCTCTGGCAACAAACGTGATGCCTTTAGACTGAGGATGTCCAACATTGGGCGTCCCACTTGCCAGCTTTGGTTTGATAAAAATAAACCTGAAAAGGCATTACCTAAACCGACTACATTTGTAATGAACATGATGATCGGAGACATAGTTGAAGCAGTCTTCAAGGGTATTCTTAAAGAGGCTGATGTGGCCTTTAAAGATACCAATAGAGTTAGCCTTGCAGTTGGAGACATTGATAGTACTTATATTTCTGGTTCTTATGATCTCATTGTAGATGAAGCGGTGGATGACATTAAGTCTGCGTCTGACTATAGCTACAAACATAAGTTTGATTCGTACGAGTCGTTAGAAGAGAGTGATCCGTTTGGTTATATAAGCCAACTTGCAGGTTACGCACGTGCAGCAGGTAAAAAACTTGGTGGTTGGTGGGTAATTAACAAGGCAAGCGGTCAATTTAAATATGTAAAGGCAAAGACAGATGTTCCAAGCCAGATAAATAAGATAAGAGATACGGTTGAAACATTAATTAAAAATGATTTCAGTCGGTGCTTTTCCCCTATACCCGAAAAGTTTCGGGGGAAAGCAACGGGCAACTATATACTTGACGATAGTTGTAAATTCTGCGACTATAGGTTTGAGTGTTGGCCTAGCTTAAAAGAGATACCATCACGTGTATCACAAGCTAAAGTGCCACCAATTGTGCAATACGTAGAAAGGAGTGATGAATGATTGGAGATGATGAAATTAAGGAAATGCAGGATCACATTGCTGAAATGGAACGAGAACTTGCAATCAAAAAGAAGGCCGTTAGAGAGGCAAAGTACGCAGGACTACGTGCAGCTATGCAAGCTCGTAAAGAGGCAGATGAAGCTGTTAGACAAGAGTTAAAGGACTTAGGAGTAACACAAACTACATCCTTTGGAATGCCGTTTGACTTTCACTGGAGGTTCTAGTGAATCATAAGCAGTTCAAAGCTGCTATGAAGCAGGGGTATAGGAGTGGTCTTGAGATAAAAATAAAAGACTTCCTAAGAGAAAACAAGATACCCATCAAGTATGAATGCTTAAAGATTGAGTGGGAAGATTTGATGTATCGCACCTATACCCCTGATTTTATTCTGCCTAATGGCATCATTATTGAGGTCAAAGGTAGATTTACTGCAAGTGACAGACGTAAACATGTGTGTATCAAGAAACAACATCCTAAGTTGGATATTCGTTTTGTATTTGAGAGTAGTAGGCGCAAGTTAAGTAAAGGCGCTAAGTCTACATATGCCACGTGGTGTGAGCGCAATAAGTTTACGTACTGTGATCGTGTAATTCCTATGGAATGGCTAAAAGAAAAGGGTAAAAATATGCACCCTGAGTTCATACAATTTCCATTGAAAAAAGTAAAGAGAGGTTAGCATGGGTACAGTATTTCAACAATTTGATGACAACGATATATTGATACGTCTATCTCCCTTTCTTGATGATTCAGGTGGATGGACAGGCGAACTACTCGTAGGTATAGCAAGCTCAGAGGATAATGATCTAACAGATAATGATTATTTTCATATTATGCAACTGGGGTCTATGTTATGTGCAGCCGTTCCTCTAATGGAAGAGAGTGAAACATTTAGAAAAATGCTTTACGAGTATACACAAAAAGTGTTAGAAGAGGAGAAGAAACAAAAAAAGAAATCAGTAGTAGAGAAACACGACAACATAATCAAAGTAAATTTTTGAAAGGAGCACGAATGTCTGACAATGTAAACAATCCAAAACACTACAACCAAGCAGGTATTGAATGCATTGACGCCATTCGTGCCGCCACTGGTGACGGTTTTGAATACTATCTACAAGGTAATATACTAAAGTATTTGTGGAGATATCGGTACAAAAATGGGGTAGAAGATCTCAATAAAGCACAATGGTATCTCAAACTATTGATTGAGGAAAAAGATGCGAGTAAAAATATTTCTGACAATAGAACTGGATGAAGAAGATTATCCAATACCCGTAGATGGTATGGTAGAAGAAGATGTGGATGAGACTATACGCAATCTTATCCATGATGTAGACGGTATGTCTGTCAAGTCTGTAAAAATAATAGTGGAGTAAATTATGATATTAGAAAACCCAGATGAAACTTATGGCCCAACACTAAATATCTCTGAAGAGATACATTCCATGAAGTACCGTGGAAAGTACGAATCTTTTAAAGAAGCTATGGCACGTGTAGCTGAAGCATTAAAAGATGATGATGCACATTTCTTAAACTTTAAAACCATACTGTACAATCAGCGATTCTTACCTGCTGGACGTGTACAGTCAGCGATGGGTGCGCCAAGACGTGTTACACCTTATAACTGCTTTGTATCTACTACTATACAGGACAGTATGCAAGGCATCATGGAAGCTGCTACAAGAGCAGCAGAGACTATGAGACTTGGCGGTGGAATAGGATACGACTTTTCTACGTTACGTCCACGAGGGGCTATGATACGAAGCCTAGAGAGCAAATCCTCTGGCCCTATATCTTTTATGAATGTGTTTGACGCAGTGTGTGGCACGATCTCTAGTGCAGGTCATAGGCGTGGAGCACAGATGGGTGTGTTACGTGTAGACCATCCTGATATTGAAGAGTTTATACGTGCAAAGAACAACAGTACTGACCTAACTAACTTCAATGTATCGGTTGGTATCACAGATAAGTTTATGGAAGCCGTAAAAACAGACAGTGACTTTGACCTAGTATTTGAAGGAACAATATACAATACCATCAGTGCTCGTGCATTGTGGGATGATATATTGCGCAGCACATGGGATTGGGCAGAACCAGGAATATTATTTATTGATAGAATAAATAAAAAGAATAACTTGCGCTACTGCGAAACAATTGCAGCAACCAATCCGTGCGGTGAGCAACCGTTGCCGCCCAACGGTGCATGTTTACTTGGCTCTTTTAACTTGACTAAATACGTAGTTAAGATAAATGATAAATACGTGTTCAATATTAATCAGCTACGTAACGACATACCCTATGTTGTACGTGCTATGGATAACGTAATAGATCGTGCAGTGTATCCTCTTACGCAACAAGAACAAGAGGCTAAATCAAAACGCCGCATGGGATTAGGTGTAACAGGTGTTGCTAATGCAATAGAAGCACTTGGTTTTGAGTACGGTTCATCCGCATTCATTACACAATTAGAAACTATAATGGAGGTAATACGTGATACAGCATATAAAAGTTCTATTTCTTTGGCCTTGGAAAAAGGTCCGTTCCCTTTGTTCGATCAGAGGTACTTGGATTCCGATTTTGCGAAGACTTTACCAGACGACATTAGGCAGGATATTTCTAATTATGGCATTCGTAACAGCCATTTATTATCTGTGGCCCCCACAGGAACAATTAGTCTCTCCGCAGATAATGTCTCCAGTGGAATCGAACCCGTCTTCTCCTACTATTACGACAGAACCATTATCACCTTTGACGGACCCAAAACTGAGAGAGTAGAGGACTATGGTTACAGAGTGTTTGGCGTAAAGGGTAGGACTGCAGACGATCTGTCTGTGTTTGACCACGTAAAAGTGCTTAATGCCGCCAGCAAGTATGTTGACAGTGCATGTTCAAAGACATGTAATGTTGGTGATGATGTATCGTGGGAAGACTTTAAGAACGTGTACATGCAAGCATATGAAGGTGGTGCTTCTGGTTGTACAACGTTTCGTGCATCAGGAAAACGGTACGGTATTCTTAATGCATCCTCTGCTGAAGACATAGTAGAGGAAGAAATTATAGAAAATACAAAAGATTTTGTTGACGAAGGGACCGCTTGCTATTATGATATGGAAACTGGTCTTAGAAAATGTGAGTAAAAAGGAGAACTAACATGACTAAACTAACTATTGACGAAACCGAATATGACATTGATGATTTTACAGATGAGCAAAAGGCTATCGTAAATCTAATACAGTACAACGACACTGTCGTGCGGCAACTAGAGCATGAGTTGCAGTGTGTATCTGCTGTTGGCAAAATGAAGGTAAACGAGTTGAAACAATCATTAGGCCATAAAGATGAGGAGTAACTCTTTTAAAGAGGGTTCTGAAGCAGAGCAAGAGTTTATTGCTTTACGTGGAGGTAATATCATTCGTAGGTCAACTAAAAAGGAGGATATACAAGAACATTGGGATGTGTTAGATAAAGAGTTTGGTAAGATAGATGTTAAGGCAGCTAAACGCAAGTATAGAAATGGTCAAGTGGATGGCACTATATGGTGGGAACTAACCACTGTAAAAAGACCTCCTCACTGGACGTCTTCAGATGGTTGGGGCGTACCTAATGGCATAGATAGGTATGTTGCAATAAAGACACATGACTATTTTTATCTTGTAAAGCCCGAAAAAGTTATCGACAAGATAAGAGAAAAATGTAAGAACTATTATCGTGGTGAATGGGGATTACACTCACGTCCAACACGTGGTGATCTAATTACTATTTTACCTTTGTCTTTTTTACAAGAACACTCAGATCATAAACTTAAAATAGGAGAAGCAGCATGAGCCTTAAAAAATTATCTCGCAAACAACGTAACCTTGGCAAGCACGATGCCCCATTAAAATGGCAGTTTGAGCAAGGCCACAGTGCTTTTAAACGTGGGCAAATAGTAAACCCATTCTCTAGTGACACAATGCAGTGGAGAGAATGGGAGCGAGGCTTCAATAAAGCCTACTATGAGCAGCTAAAACGGATAAAAAAATATGAGCTTGGAAGAAGAGGCAAAGAGATTTCTGGAGAAACGGAATGCAGAGTCTGATCCAGATAAATTACGTAATGATTTAATAAAAATGTTAGAGTGGTTCATAGAACAGTTGAAAAAAAAGGGAGCTTAGTTGCTCCCTAAAATACGTAATACACGTAGATGCTCTATGTTACTGTAATCGGGGTTGCCAAACTGTTTTATAAAGGCACGTTCTGCTTTCTTTCTTTGCATCTTACCCATACGTCTGTAAGATAATAATTCCTGCACATATGGAGATGCTTGTCCTGCACTACCATCTTGTAGCTTTTCTTTTATTATTTTAATAGAGCTTTTAAACTTCTCTTTTGCAGCAGCCACACCAGCTTTACGTTTACTATATTTCTTTTTATACTCTGCGCTCTGTTCGTCATACGCTGCAAGCTCATCTTTTTCTGCCAACCTAGCCATCTCAGCAGCCAATGGCAAATACTCACGTATCAAACTATTCTCAAAGTTTCTAATCGTAGGAGACTGTGATCTACTTGATATATCAAACTCTTCTAATCCAAGTGTTTTAAGATACTCTCCTGCTTTTGTTTCTCCCTTTTTCATGTTTATACCAAATAACATTCTTGTGCCTAAGCCTATTCTTTCGGCATCCTCTGTCATTATAAATTCTCTTTGAGGTAAATCTCTTTCTGTCGATGGGGCAGATAGTCCTCTTTGTTTTAAGGATCGTATAAACTCGCTTGTAAATCCAGACTCCATTGATGGCTCTGGCTTAAAGTCTGCGTATTCTGTGGGGCGCTCCCCTTGTAGACGCTGCGCATCCGACAGTTGGTATAATGGTGTAAACACACTAGCAGCTAACTGACCAAAGAATCTACCAAGAAACTCATTTCTACGACTAGTATCTACAATGTCTTCGCTCTGCACTACAGCTTCACGCACAGTGTCAAGCATGACATTGCCTGTACCTGTACGAAATGTACTACCTAAAAATGTTTCCGCTAACTCTGTCAAATCAGGATCAAAGTTTGACCAATTTCTGTCTCCAATCATACCCTGTTTTACTGCCTCTGCTATATATGCAAATTGTCTTAGGGGAAATTGTGGAGTTATATCTATAAGATTACCATCCTCTGTACGTAATTCATTATATTTTGTTCCCTTTGCATCATCAGACATGCGATATTGATAAAAAGCATTTGCCGCACCAAGACCTATTATATTTTGTCCAAGTAGTCTAGCATCACCACGAGTTACCTCTTTACCAGTTAGCATTTTAAACAATGGCTTTGTGCCACCTGCCATGTACTTTGTCATTAACTCTATTGAGTTAAACATAAATCTTGGAAATGGGACTACAGTTGTTAAACCTGTGCGAGTAATAAAGTTTGATATATCTTTAAACAACCAAAAGTCTGGTTGCTTTGCGTAGGTAACATCAAGAGCCTTACGTGCAGCGTCATCCATTATTGCATGTATTGACCTTGCATCTGATGGTCTGACAGTTGTAGCATCGTTTAGTATATCACGTATCTTGCCTTCATCAAGAGACTTCAATAGATCCATGTCCCATTCTTTTCGGACAAGTCTCTCTAGCTCCCCTAAAAACGTACCTCTGCGTATCATAAATTCTTGCATACGGTTTGGTATATTTACAACGCTAACCCCATCCTCAAGGACTCCATACGCCTTGTCAAATGCCTTTCCGACAACAGTTTCTGCCTGTCCTCTACCAGTTAGTTTTTGTAGCTCATTTATGCCGCCAAATAAACTGTCATTTATATCACGTAATTCAGGTCTTTCTAATAAATACTCTGTATAATCTTTTGCTCTGAGAGGTTTTGCAAATATGTACTTCATGCCTCGCATAGCATCTGTGTAAGAACCTGTCTTGGCAAAGGGATTTATCTCTTGAAATGCTTTACCTGCTCCTACTAATTTATTTTGTTCTCTAGCAAATGCGAAGGTTGCATCTTCAAATATATCTGCCAATGCTTCTGCAGGTGCACGTATACCAAATGATGTTACGTTACGAGCAGCAGTTGCCAACGCAGATACCATTGATCCACGTCTTATATTCTCAAATCTTAAAAAATAATTCTTCCAAAACTTACCAAGCTCAGACTTCATGTCTAACCCTGCAGCAAGTTCCGCTTGTCCTTTAGCAACAGCAGATTTTTTTCTTTTTATTTGACTTAGTTGATTAAGTATTTTACCAGCTTTTGATCCGCTACTCACCACAGATAGGATATAATCTTCAAATGATAGGCCATAATAAGATAGCAAGTCCATTAATTCTTCTGTCTGCTTCAAGTCTCCTGTAACTGTGTAGTCAAACAAGTCATCAATTACTGTGTTCTTTGTTTTCTTTCCAAAAGCATCTGGCTTACTCTCTTTAAGTTTAGATACAACAGCAGTAAGACCATCCATTTTATCAGGGTCTAGTAAAGGATTAATTAATTGATCTGTAGATTTTGCAAGATCAGAGTACCCCAGTGTGCCACCATCACCAGTTTTAAATGTTTCCTCTGTCTCTCTTATTATACCCAAAAAGTTTGTATCATATATCTCTTTTGTCTTACCTGCCCCTACCTCACGAACTAAGTCAGGATCAATAACTAAATTACCATCCTTATCAGTCTTTGATATTCGCTGACCTGCATCAAGATTATTTTCTTCAAATGCACGTATTAAATCATTACGTGTTTTTACATTTTTTTCTGCTACATTTATTGCACGTTCACGCATTTTAACTGCCTCTGCAGCCTCTGCATCTATTGCCTTTTGAGCACGTGTATAATTTTCTATAGCTGCACTCTTAACGCCTAGTCTTTTACCTACCTCTTTAGCGCCTTTTTTAGTTACCCCTACAGCACCTACGAGAGGCAAGGCACTTAGCCCTGCCAAAGCTAAATTACCGCCAGCAGCACCAATCCTACCCTCTTTAAATGCCTCTTGCGCATCTCCATACAAAATAGGAACGTCAACGATAGAAGTAACAGGGTTAAACACAGAGTCAGCTTGTATAATTGCATTTATCTCTGATATATTTGTCATGCCACTATCTACAAGTTTGTTTGCAAGTTTTCTTGTAACGGCATTTGGACTAGTTAAATAACTAATTAGTCTTTCCTTTTTATCACTTGCCTTACCCACCATGACACCTGCACGTTCATATGCCTCTGTTTCTGTGTCTTTAAATAAAATACTATCAGGATTTTTTTCTTTTAACTTTTCTAAGGCTTGTTCTCTAGTTAAATTTCCATATAATTTATCTAGTGTAGCAAAGTTTTCTTTCTTTTCATTTTCTATTTGTGTTATATAATTCTGTATCTGCTCATCACTAGCGGCTAAATCAAGTCTACGATTTTCCTCTATTTTAAATAACTCTTCTACACGTGCTCTTGCATCTTGCATTACCTCTTCATTTTTGTTCTCTATGTCTATCTGTGTGGCTATAGAGTTATCTTCAGGCACAGATGTATTGTTCTCTAAACCAGAGGGCAATGTAAATTTATTATTTTGTTTGGGGGATTCTTGAGAATCTTTAGGTAAAGCAAACTGATTGTTTGTAAATACCTCTTCTTTCTCATCAGGTATTCGCATACCTTGTGGGGGCATTGTGCCAGCCTCAAAACCTTCAGGCAATACAAAATTATTAGCCATTTAAGAACCTACTTGATAAAATGGAAAACTAGCACTAACACCATCAAGTGGTGCATTAGCACCTACATAAACTAATAACTTACCGTTAAAATTTACAACATCACTAAGTCTATATTGAATATCTTCAAGAGCAGCTAAGTTAGATACATTCCCTCTAAACCTATTATAATCAAATTTTGTTCCACCAGTTAAACTCTCTGGATCAGTTGCTCTACCTGCAGCAGCTACCCTTTTTGCATATGTAGTTAAATCTGATTTAGCAGTGTTTATTTCACTAGATATATGTGCAGTAAGTTTAGTATCTGAGGTAGGCACTGCGTTGTTTAAAGTCATAAGAGAGTTAGCACCACGTAGTCGTGCTATACTAACTAAACCCCCTTTACCCTGTAAATTACCAGCTATTGTCTCTGATATGTCATCATATTTAAGACCAAACTGTATAAGATTGTCCTTAAAAGCCCTGCTTGAATTTAGCAAAACATTTTCTGCAGTCATCCAGTTGTCAGGCTCTTTGCCCTTCTTTTCATCATCTTTTTGTTTGAGTGCAATTTTACCTAATATAAATTCTTCTTGTGTTTTTAGTTGAGATAATTCATTTTCGTCAGTAGTTCGCATCATCTTTTGTACAATAGAAGCATGAGCAGCATCTAAACTAGCGTATTCTTTTGGCGGTTTACCAAACGCAGCTTTTAAATATGCAGCCTTTTGATTATTTGTAGCGGTAGGCGCAGTAGGTTGTGTTAATGTTGTTTGAGATAATGCTGGAACCTCTGCAGTTTTAACTGCGGCGTCACCTGCAGCATTCATATCATTTACAACATCCTCTGGTGTTGCATTAGGACCAGCCATTTCAAACATAACATTAGGATCAAAAAAGTCTGTCTTACCAAAATTATTTTTTGCGGCATCAATATATAACTTTGAAGCTCCTATCCCTTGACCAAGAGCTAGTTCAATATTTTTATCATTAATACCTAGTGCTTCCATTGTACCAGCGAGTTCCTCCATGATAGCATTCTTTTTATCACGTTCAGCTTTCTTTGCTGCACGTGCTCTCATAGATTCTGTCTCAGCTAAATACTGAAATCTACGCTGTTGTTCCTCTTCTGCCTCTATTTTATCTACAATAGACTCAGACATCCCAGCTAAAAAACCACCAAAGTTAAACGACATTACATTCTCCTAGCCATCAATCCTGTTTGTGGAGGTGCTTCCTCTTCCATAGGCTCATCTTGTTGCATTGCTGCATCCAATGAAACTCTTTCTACTGGAGTTTCTTCTTCTTCCAGACCACGCATAGCCTTCTTTCTTTTACGTATCTTACTCATGGCTACAGCAATTGAAGACTCAGATGGTGTGTCTTCTGTTTTTAACTCTGTACCCATATTATATTCTACATCTAACTCTTCTGCGAGATATGCTAATGTTTCCATAAGCACAGGTATAATTAATATACCTACATCAACACTATGCTTGCCTTGCATAACAGCACCACTCTGTAATGACTCAGCAATAATAGTAAGAGGCACACCCGTTTCTATTACATTCATCAAATCTTCTTGCAAATCAGGATGCGTTATACGAGGAATATGATACTGTAATGCTTGCTCTACAGTTGTATACTGTGGGGGTTGCTGCCATGGTCTATTACCCAACTCATGTGTTAATCCCTGACCTGGTAATGCCCTTTCAAATGATACTTGTGGTACTTCAGCCATTCTTTAATTCCTGTCTTGCTTTTCGTATTTCCATAACATACTTTGCAATACGCTCTCTTGGTTCTAATTTATCATTAGTATTTTGCTGTGGCATACTAGGACTACGAGATAATAATCCTGTGCTTTGCACTGGTTGTTTTTTCTGTTTAGGCATTTGTAAATTTTTATATGCTTTAAAACCTGCGTTATACATTCTTATACCTCTTACTCTGGTGCATCTGTGCTAAATATATCAAATACTGGACCTAAAATAGAACCACCCAGTGTGCCTGTAAGATCAGATGTTAATATTTTACCAATTAATGATCCAAATCCTACACTTGTACTATAGTCTTGTTTCATTTCTGCAAGGTCATACTGAGTATTTGATGCTATGTTTTGAATGGCAAGTCGTGTCATGCGATCTTTTTCACTCTCTGCGGCAGTCCATGCTTGCTCCATGTTATCAGAATAGAATTGCCACAGGTCATTGTATGCATCACGTGACATATCTAACAAAGCCTCAGAGTTTATTTCATTAGCACGATTAACTGCAGCCGTATCAGACGTTGCAATCTCTCTACGCCACTGTGCATTTGCCTGATCTATAACTAAACGATTAGTAGCATTAAACTGCTCACGTTGATTGTTTACCTCAGTATTAAATCTTTCAATAACATTTACCTGACCTGCGTTAAATTGTGACTGTGCATTAGATTGTGTCGCATTAAACTGAGCAGTTGAGTTTGCAAGACTAGCAAAAAATTGATCTACCTGATTTTGTGAACTAGCATTAAATTGTGCAGCAGCATTCTGTGCAGCCTGATCGCTAAACAAAGATTGTGTGCGCTGCTGACCTTTAAATAGCTCCATCTGTTGTCTATTAGATAGATTTGCCATGTCCATTTGTAAAAAGTTTTGTGCATTTTGTACAACAGTCTGTTGTCTATTACTTAAATTAGCTACGTCAAGCTGAGACAAAGCAGCAGCCTCTGCCATCACAAGAGCCTGACTATTATTTAACTCCGCTAAACTTTCTGAGTTCGCTAGTCTAGAGTTCTCAAGAGCAATTTGCTGCTCTGCTGTAAAATTAACATTAGCTATATCACTAATTTTACTTGCATTAATTACCTTTGCTTGAAATCCTTGATCAAACTCTAAGCCCATAAACTTAGCACGTTGCTCTGCAGAAAGCATAGCCATCTGCTGTTTATTAGATAGGTTTTGTGCATCAAAAGCTGCTTGTGTTGCAGCGTCAGCCTGTGCAATAGGCAATGCAGCTTCCATAGCGGCCTGTACAATAGCCTGTCCTGCTATTGAAGATGTGCCTAGTCCACGTGCAGCCATCTGTTGTGTAGCAAGCCGCATTGCTCCTGCAGCCCAAGGGGGTGTTTCACCACCCTCAAAGTCCTGCATTAATGTTTCTAACTGACCACGTACTGTTCTTTTACTATTTTCTGAAGCTTGCGCAGCGGCTACGGCATTAGTATATTTTGCTACTTTAGTTGCATCTACTGTGCCTAGACCACTAACAAGCTCTGACTGTCCAGTTTCAATATCATTTATAAGGGTACGTTCTGTCTCTTCTGTTAACTCAGCTAACTTAACTACTTGATCAAAGTCTTCCTCTATTTTAGCGGCAGCTAGTCCATCTTCCTCTGCCATTCTGGTGGCTATACCAGTGGTTGCCTGTGTAGCTGCTGTTGATTGCGCTGCGTCACTTACAAAGCCTGTTTGTGCCTCTATACCTGCCTCACCAGTTATATAATTAGAGGGATCTAAATTAAATCTCTCAGCAAATTGCTCTGGTGTAAACTCTCTACCACCTTGAATGTATCTATTTCGCTCTGCATCATACGTAGGGGTTTGTCCCTCTTCAAATTCTGTAGAGGCAGTTACTGCACTAAGTAGTCCTTGTGCATCAACTACCTCACCACCCTCTAATACAGCCTTAACACTACGAGCAGATGTAGCAGGAGCCATTAATGTAGCTGCAGTAGCTGCAGGTTGAGCAGCTTGTGTAGTGGATGCCAGTGTAGTTCCTAATGCAGATGCACCTACAACCTGTCCTGATGTAGGATCTACAAACTGCCCTGCCTCTTGAGCCACACCCACAGGAACAAAAGTTGCACCAACAGGCATCCCTGGTGCTATTGCCTGTGTAGCTAGTACATCTTGTAATTGTGAAGCTGTACCTTCACTTACAAAATCTTGTTGTGGTATAAACTGTTGTCCTAAAACACGTGGATCTGATGGTGTATATACATCAGGATCAGTTTGCCCTGTTCCTGTATCTCCCGCTGGAGGCTCTTGTTGATATAAACTAGACCCTAGCTGTATTGTATTTGCCCCTGTGCCACCTAAAGACTCTGAAAATGCTTCATCCACTGCAGATTGTTCTTCCATCTCCTCTGTAGTTGTAGTGTTAGTCCCTAATGTACCTGACTGTGCATAAATTACATTTTTCTTAGCCATTCCACCATTAGCCATCTGTATAGCCTTTTGTGTATACATGTCCATCATTTGTTTTTTATCAGGATTATTATTTAAATAATTATTAAACCCGTTCATATCTCCTTGATAACCTAAACTACCAGCAATACGTTGCATTGCTTGTGGCTTAAACCCACCAAACATATTTTGTTGTGTCATTGGCATATTTTGTTGTTGCATGTTAGGAACCGCCCCACCTTGTTGATATGTAAATCTTGGCATATACCCAGTTTGTTGTGGTTGATTATAAGTAATAGGTGTAAAAGCACTTGCAGGTCTATAATTTAATCCTATAGTAGGATTATAGGCTTGATTAGCTTGAAGAGATTGACCGACTACACCTGTAGAAATTTGTGCATCTGCAGGTTGATATTGGCTAACAGTCGTTCCAAATGTAGGTGTTACGGTATACGTTCCTGTAACAGGATCAACTTGTCCAACATTATCACCAACAGGCTGTACAAATTGTGGTTGCACTACAGGGGCTTGATATGTGCCACTAGTTGGTTGAAATGGTATGTTAACAGGTTGGCCTGTTCCATCCACTATTACGGGGCTATCGACCACAGGAGTTGGTGTAACTACAGGATCTGTTACGATAGGATCTGTTGCACCTGTGTCATCTATAGGATCTGTTACATCCGTATCATCCACAGGATCTGGATCTGGATTAAATATAGCATCATAACCCTCTGGATCATTTGCTTGTAATATATTCTCACCATATACATCTGCAACCCTTTGTGGATTGTAAAT